CCGAGGCGATCATCCTCAACTACCTGAAGGGCGCGAACGGCGCCGCGATCGGCTGGACCGATCCGACCACCGTCCCGCCGCCGGTCTCCGCTGGGATCCTCCTGATGCTGACGCGCCTCTACGAGCAACGCGGCGACGACGAGGACCAGGACGAGAAACTCTGGCAGGCGATCGATCGCTTGCTGACGCGCTTCCGGGATCCGGCGCTCGCATGATCGGGGACTTTCGGCACCTTGTGACATTCCAGGACCCGGGCGATCCGGTCCCCGACGGCGTCGGCGGCTATACACAGACGTGGGCGGATCTGGCGCCGCCGACGTGGCACGTCCAGATCGCCCCGCTCGCCGCGCATGACCTCGAACGCATCGCCGCCGGCGGGAGTGTCGTCACGACCGGATCGCATGTCGTCCGCGGGCGCTATCACCCCGGCGTCTCGACGAAGACCCGGATGCTCTTTAACGGGAAGACCTACTCGATCACCGGGACGCGCACGGCCGACGAGCGCGGGATCTTCATGGAATTGACCGCGGCTGAACAGGTGACGCCATGAGCGTCGAGCTGACGTGGATCGGCATGAAGGAACTGCTAGCGGAGCTCAAGAAGCTCCCAGCGGAGCTCACCGAGCTCGGCACGGCGATCGTCAAGGAATCGGCGGAGCGCGCCGCGGCGGAAGTGAAGGCGGCGTACCCGATCGGCCCCGGGGATGACGACTACGAAGGCGGCAACCTGCGCAAGGGCGTCCGCGTCGGCGGCAAGCGCACCGGCCAGTACGCGATGGGCTGGACCGTGCGCTCGACCGCGCCGCACGCCCATATGTTCGAGACGGGGACGCAGGTCCGCTACAACGTTTCGCGCAACCAGATGCCGTTAAAGATCCCGGCGCATCGCGGCTTTATGCCGGGCTCGAATATTTTCGTCCCGATCATGGTCGTCCGCCGGCGCGAGATGTACGAGGACCTCACGGCGCTCCTGGAATCGGCGGGGCTCGATGTCCGCCGCTGATGTCGCCGCCGTTGATGCGGCCCTGATCGCCACGCTCGCGGCGGATGCGGCGCTCACGGCGCTGCTGCCCGACGGCGTCTATGTCGACGTCGCGCCGAGCAACAAGACGCGGTTTGTGATCGTGCAGCAGCAGACGCACGAGGACGTGGAAGGCTTCGGCCCGACGGGCCTCTATGAGAGCGTCCAGTATCGCGTGACGGCGCGCGTCCTCGCCTCGACGGGCGCCGATGTCAACGCCGCCGCGGCGCGCATCCATGCGCTCTTGCACGATCAGGTGATCGCCGCGATCACCGGCTACGCGCATATGTCGACGCTGCGGGTCGAGCGCGTGAAGTTTACCGAAGTCGACGCGATCGACAACGACATCCGCTGGCAGATTGCCGGCGGCGATTACGAACTCTTCGTGAGCCCGACCGACTGAAAGGATTCTGACTATGGCCCGCATTCACGGCAAGAAAGGCGACGTCCTGCTCGACCCGACCGGCGGGGCGACACCGGAGTCGCTCGCATCAACCGATTCATGGGACCTCGACCTCGCGAAAGAGAGGGTAGACGTCACCTGCTTCCAGGACGTAAACCGCCAGTCGGTGCTCGGTTTGCCGAGTTATTCCGGCACGATGACCGGCTGCTGGGATTCGTCGACGACGCCGGAGCAACTCTTCGCGGTGATCTTCGGCGACGTCGCCGCGATGATCACGCTCATTCCGAACACGCTCGAACCGACGTTCCTCTTCAAGGGTCTTGGGAACCTCGACGGCGCGATCAGTGTCAGCGCCAAGGGCGCCGTCACCTGGTCGTCGAAGTTCGACGCCGCGGGTGCGTGGGCGATGGAGCCGGCGATCCCCTGAGTCGTGGAGCGCCCGAGGTATATCCGCGGCCGTGACGCGCAGATCCGCTGGGCGTATTACGTCGCCGCCGGCGTCGAGGGCTGGACGGTGCTGCAGCATCCGGCCCGGCCGGGCGTGCGGCCGAAGTGGACGTTGTCGGCGCGGATCGTCGGCTCGGACAAATTCAAGATGGCGCAACGGCCGTTGCTGTTTGTGACCGTGGTCAAAGAGAAACGCTGGTTGTTTCAGATCGAAGAGTTTCGGATCGAGGGGGACCGGATGACGGCGACCCTCGGCCCGCGTGAGGACTATTGATGTCGCGCTTTGTCCGACCCGAAACGCGCACGCTGACGCTCGCCAATGGCGATCACCTGATCGTCCGCGCGCGGCTGACCGCCGGCGAACAGCGCGAGCAATTCGCGCGGATGTATACGCAGGGGCCGATGGGCCAGGTGCATCGGAATCTCTTAATGATCGACGTCGGCCTCGTGATCGCGTATCTGCTCGACTGGAACCTGAAGGACGACGCCGGCCAGCTCGTGCCGATCCGGGACCTGTCCGCGGCGGACCTGCACCACGTCCTCAACCAGCTTGACCCGGTCTCCTTCGATGAGATCCAGCAGGCGATCGAGGCCCACGAGAAAGCCATGCACGCGGAGCGCGACGATCAAAAAAAAATCCTGACTGGCGGGCCGGCGTGATCTCGGACCTCGTGATCGCGCGTCGCTTCGGCTGGCGGTATGAGTGGGTCCGCGACCTGGATGCCGACGTGCATCAACTGCTCGTTGAGGAACTCGTGCGTGAATCCGAGCAGGCGGAGGGCTGACGAATGGCCGTCACCGGCGTTTTTACCGCGGACTTTTCGAGCTTCGATAAGGCCGTCCAGACCTCGACCAAGAACCTCGAAGGGCTGGAGAGCGGCGCCGAGAAGACGAACAGCTCGCTCCGGCTGATGACGCAAACGCAGGAGCAGATGCTCGACAAGATCGGGGCGTCGGGCGGGAAGATCCAGGCACTCGGCACGACGGCCGCCGAGACCGGTGGCCAGGTCAACACCCTTACGAGCAGCTACAAGCAATTCGACGGGATGCTGCAGGCCGCCGGCATCAACATTGGTCCCCAGGTCCAGGGCCTCGAGGACATTGCGAACGCCGCCGGCAAGACGACGACCGAGCTCGGCCTGCTGGGCACGGCGGGCCTCGCCGTCGGCGCGGCCCTGACCGGCTGGAAGATCGGCCAGTGGATCGACGAGATGACCGGCGCCTCGTCCATCGTCGAACAGCTCGCGACGTCGTTAATGGGGGTCGCGCCGCTGATGACGAAGGCGGCGGGCGAGCAGGTGATTATCAACAAGGCCCTCGAGATGGGGGCCAAGCACGGGCTCGACTACACGGAGTCTCTGAAGTTCATCGCGGCGCAAAACACCAAGAACGCCGACGCGACGATCAACTGGCGCGAGAAGCTCGCCGACAGCTACCGCGAGCTCCGCAACCTGACCGACGCGCAGAAGGCGGAAATTGCGATCGCCCAGGAGGCCGGCGCGACGACCGAGCAGCTCACCAACAAGTACGGCATTCACAAGACCACGCTCGATCTCCTCAAGCAGGAAACCGATCGCGCGTCCGACGCCCAGGCGAAGCTGACGGCCGAGCACGCGAAGGCCGCCGCCGAGGCCGAGAAGCTCGACGCCGCCTATGCGAAGTTGATGAGCGATACCAAGAACCTGAACCAGCAGGCGATCATGGACGCGGATGCGGCCAAGCTGAAGGTCGAGACCGAGCAGAAACGGTGGGAAGTTACGGCCAAAGTCCGCGACGCGATCCTCGACTCCGCGAAGGCGTCGAATGCGGGCGCGGTCGCGGCCGAGGCGCTGACGGCGGAGCAGGCCGCGCTGGACGCCGAGAACCAGAAGCTCATCGCGTCGTTCTCGGACATGGGCGCGGCGCAGACCGAGGCGGGCGCGGCGGCCGTGTCGGCGGGGACGCAGACGGTCGCCGCCTACCAGGGCGTGCAGCAGCAGGTTGAGCTGACCTCGGACGGCGTCCGCGGCTGGCTGGCGCTCATGGCGGCCACGAATCGCGCGAATGCGATCCTGAAAGAAAATTCCCTCTTCACGACGTCCAGCCAACTCGAACGCATCGCGGCCGGGAATACCGGCGGGAGTTTCAGCGGGTTCAACGCGCCGTCGTTTGCCTCGGGCGTCGAGAACTTCGGCGGCGGCCTCGCAAAGGTCCACGGCGGCGAGGTCCTCGCGAATCTCCCGGCTGGGACCTCGGTCTTTCCGAAGGGCGGCCTGGGCGCGTCCATCTCCAACGTCTTCAACCTGGTCGACTCGGAATCGAATCTCGCGCGCCGCGTCGCCGATCTGATCATGCGGCAAGTGCGCGCCGGCACGCAGTTAGGGACGGCATAACGGCATGGCGAACGCGACCAATTACCTCGAGAACAAACTCGTCGATCATCTGTTCCGCACCGCGTCGCTCGCGAAACCCGCGGCGCTCTGGGTCGCGCTCTTCACCGCGGCGCCGAGTGACGCCGGCGGCGGGACCGAAGTCGCCGGCGGCGGCTATGGGCGCGTCAATGTCCCGCCCGGCGACCTCAACTGGGCCGCGACCCAGGGCGGCACGAGCGGCGTCTCGAGCGGGACGGGCGGCGTGACCGCCAACGCCGCGGTGATTACGTTCCCGGTTCCGTCGGCGGCCTGGGGCACCGTGACGCACTTCGCGATCTTCGATGCGGCGACCGGCGGCAACCCGCTCGTCTGGGGCCCGCTCGTCGCCGCGCGCGACATCCTGAACGGTGACCCGGCGCCGCGCTTCCCCGCGAACTCGCTCACCGTGACGGTGGCCTAACCATGCCGTTCGACGCGCACACCAATCTCGCGATCTCGACCGTCACGACGCCGCCCAGCCCGGCGAGCTCGGGGACCACGCTGACGGTGACGGCGGGCGAAGGCGCGCGCTTCCCCGCGGTCCCGTTCAATGCGACGGTCTGGCCGCCCGATGCGATCCCGACCCCGCTGACGGCGGAAGTCGTCCGCGTCACGGCGATCGCGGTCAACACGTTCACGATCGTCCGCGCCCAGGAAGGCACGACCGCGCGCGCGATCCTCCCGGGCGACCTCATCGCCGCGACGATCACCGCGAAGACGATCACCGACGTCGAGAAGCTCGGCCTCCGCGAATTCTTCCGCGGCCTGCGCCTCGAGCCCAACCCCGATCTGTCGCTGGCGCCGGCGTCGGTGCTATTGTCGCGCGCCGATGGGATCACGATGCAGGACGGCGAATACGTTCCCGACTGGGCGGGGCAGACCGCGGCCTTGACCACATCGGGCGCCGGCGGGCTCGACACCGGCACCGAGCTCGCGTCGGCCTGGTATGAGGTCCACGCGATCCGGAAGTCCATCGACAACACCCGGAGTCTGCTGTTCCACCTGGCGCGGAGTTACACGCTCGACCAGAACCTGGCGACCGGCGACGACGGGCAGTTGCCGATCCTCGAGGGCGCGCGCGTCGCCGCCGGCCAGGGCTTCACGCCGGCCCTCACCGGCCCCTGTCAGCTCATCGATCTCAACCTGCAACGCCTCGGCGTCGTCGGCACCGGGCGGATCTGGGTCGAGCTGCAAACCTCGAGCGGCGGGCTGCCGACGGACACCGTGCTCGCGACCTCGGACAAGCTCGACGCCGCCGGCGTCGCGACTGTCCCGCAATGGATTCGCTTCCAGTTCCGGACGCCGGCGACGCTCACGGCGGCGACGCAATACCAACTCGTCGTGAAGGGCGACTGGACGCCGAGCTCGTCCGACACGATCTGCTGGCGCAGTGATTCGTCGTCGCCGCCCTATGCCGGCGGGTCGTCGTCGCAGAAGCAGGCGACCTGGGCCGCCGTCGCGAGTGATTTCCTGTTCCGCCAGTACAGCACACAGAACGAACAGCCGGTGACGATGCCGACGGGTTATGACCAACGCTGCCGGATCAGCTTCGTCTATAACGACGCCGCCTCGAACCTCATCCCGTTCGTCGCGCAGGATCGGCTCGTCACCCGGAAGCCGGTCGACCCCGCCGTGATCGCGGCAGGCGTCAATCACGCGGTCCTCGCGGACCTCGCCGCCGCGGTCCCGGCGATGAGCGTCGTGATCTGGCCGGCGTCGTTCTCGAGCGTCGGCATGGAGGGATCGCTCTGGCTCCCGATCCACTACATGCCGAATTTTCCGACGTCGCCGATCTTCGTCGCCTCGACCAATGTCGTCGCGCAAACCCTCTCGGCGCCCGTCCCGCCGCTCGTGGTCGCGGGCGGGGCGTGTTACTTCCAACGCGCGCCGACGACGACCGGGCAGCACACCTTCCGCCTCTTCGGCTTCCAGTGGTAGAGCCCTAGATGTTTGGCGGGATCTTCTTCGCGAGCGGGCCGTTTGCCGGCGGGCTCGTCCGGGTTACCGCGGCCGCGATCAACCTCGCCGCGAATGTCACGATCAGCGTCACCGCGTCCGCGTCGCTGCCGCCGACGCACTTCGACGCGGCGGCGACGATCACGATCACGGCGCGCGGCGATCTGGTCGTCCCGATCGTCACGACGCCCGGGATCAGTATTGACGGCGTGCCCGTCACGGGCCGCGTCCGGCTCGCGGGCGTCACCATTCGCGACATTCTGAACGACGCCCCGAATACCTGCACGTTCACGATCGAAGGCGCGGCGCCGATCGTCGGGCAGTCGGTCCGCGTGATTATGGGGAACCGGCTGTTATTCGCCGGCGCGGTCCAGACGGTGGACGCCTCCTACGAATCGAAGCCCACGCAACTCGCCTGGCACCTCACCGCGATCGACGACACCGGCGCGGCAAATGCGCGGCGCCCCTTCGGCACCTGGATCGGAGCCTCCGCGACCGAGATCGCGCAGAGCCTGACCGCGACGTTTGCGCCGGGGTTTTCGCCGGCCGGGATCGCGCTCGGCCTGCCCCCAGTCACGATCGTCTTCGACGGCGCGGATACGTTCATCGCGTGCCTGGCCCGGCTGGCGACGGCGGTCGGCGGCTATTGCAAGGTCGACGATCACGTCGTGTATCTCTTCACCGAGGACACCGCCAACCCGCCGCAACCGATCGATGAGACACATCGTTTCCTCGCGTCGCCGCCGATCGCGATGAACACCGATAGTTCGCAGCTGCGGACGCGCGTGTATGGGAAGGGCTACGGGGAAACCGTCCCCGCGGACCTCGCCGCCGGCGAGACGCTGATCCCGATTCGGGACGGCGTGATGTTCCCGCCGGCGGGCGGGACGGCGATCGTCGGCCTCACCGCGGACGGCGCGCAGTCCGACAAGATCGCCTTCACCGGTGTCGCGCTCACGACCGGCGGGACCCTGGTCGGACCCGGCGCGGGACCGACGACGGCGCTCGGTGTCAGTCTGTCGCCGGGCACGGGCATCGAGACCGGCCTCCACAATTACGCCGCCGTCTTCGTCACCCCGACCGGGAAGTCGCTGCCCGGCCCGCTCGCCCCGATCACCGTCGGCCAGGTCGCGGCGCCCGTCGCCGCGCCGACCGCGGGGACCCCGATCGTCGGCGCCGGCGTCGACGCGGGCACCCATCGTTATTATCCGGTCTTCCGGACGGCCGCCGGCGCGACCACGCCCGGGCCGGCGTCGAACGCGATCACGACGAGCGCGGCCACCGGCGCGCCGGTCCTGCCCAGCCCGGGCTGTAGTGCGCTGGTTGGGACCGGGCTCACGCTCAGCTCGGGCTATCACTACATGTGCACGTTCCGCCGCGCGAGCGACGGCGCGGAGACGTCGGCGACCTATGCGGGCCAGGCCGTGCTCTTCCCGTCAAATCCGACCTTCGTGTGTGCCGGCGTGCGCGTCGTCACGCCGCCCGCTGGCTATACGCAGATCGCCTATCGCACGGCGGCCGACGCTGCGAACACGCCCGCGAACTACCAGGAGATCCAGACGCCGACGCTCGAAGGCCCATTTCCCGACGGCTATATGTATCTGGTCGATCACAACGAGAGTCGGAAGGCGAAGACGCTGCCGGGCAGCAATGCGACGGCCGTCGGCGTCGTGCCCGTCACCGGCATCCCGGTGTCGCCGAATACCGCGGTCGTCACACACGTCGACCTGTATCGCGAGGTCAACAACGCCGGGCCGACGACGGCGCGGCTCGCCTTCAGTGTCACGAACGGCACGACGAGCGCGAACGATGCGACCGCGAACGCGAGTCTGGGCGCGCTCGTCCCGGCGACGAATACGACGAGCGCCAACCGCGTCGCCGTGACCTGGCCGGCGGGTCCCGCGTCCGTCACAAATATCGAGCTCTACCGGACCGCGCTCGGCGCGTCGCAGTTGAAGCTTGTCTACACCGTCGGGAGTAACACGCCCGGGTCGACGATCGACGCGACGCCCGACGCGAGCCTCGGGGCGAACGCCCCCACGGGCGATACCTCCGGCCTACAGCAGCCACAAGGCCAGGTCAACCCCGGCGCGACCGTGCTCCCGGTCGCCTCGTCGGCGGTCTTCCGATCGGGCGGCGGCTGGGTGTATCTCTCCGGCGGCCAGGTCGTGCGCTACAGCGCGATCAGTGGCTTGACCTTGACGGGGATTCCCGCGGCCGGCTCGGGCGCGATCACGACGACGGTGCTCTACGGCAGCCAGGCGATCCCGGCGCCGATGCTCGTCGGCGTCACGGGGCTCACCAAGCCGATGTTGAAGGGCTCGGCGGTTCACATTTGGATCCAGCGCGACGACCTCGCCGCGCAAGCCGAACAGGCCGCCCGCGCCGGCGGCGATGGCGTGGTCGAATTCCTGATCGTCGACGACCGCCGCGGCGTCCCATCCCTCACGGCCCTATGTGATGCGGATCTCGCGCGCTTCGCGCGGCCGATCGTGACGGTCGCCTATGCGACGCGCGACCTCAACACCAAGTCGGGCAAAACCGTCGACATCGATCTGGTGTCGCCCGCGATCGTCGCGACCC